GATTGCGGGTAAAGCATCTGGTTCAGACTGGAAAGTTTATGTTTCTCAAACAACGGGACCCAAAGACCCATTATCATATTCAGACAAAATTAAACACCTACGGAAAATGTTTCCAAAGTATGGTCGTAATATTATAGTAGATAAGAACGTGAAAAATGTTTTTGGTATAGCAGTAGCACTATACGACGCAGGATACAAACGCATCAATATGGTAGTTGGTGAAGACCGACTACGAGAGTTTGATGTACTACTTAAAAAATATAACGGTACGAAGGCACGTCATGGATTCTATAATTTCGAGTCAATCAAAGTAGTATCTGCAGGTCGTAGAGACCCTGATTCCGAGGGCGTAGAAGGAATGTCTGCATCTAAACAACGTGCCAACGCAAAAGATAATAACTATCAAGCATTCACTTTGGGTGTTCCAAAGAATATGAATGATAAAGATACACGTAAATTGTTCAATGACGTAAGGAAAGGATTAGGTCTTAAAGAACAAACAACATTTAAAAATCACATCGACCTTGGTAAGAAAGACGATACTCGTGAGGCATATGTCAACGGTACTCTATTTGAACTAGGCGATACAGTAGTAATAAAAGAGAGCGATGAGATAGGAGTCGTAACCGTATTAGGTGCGAACTATGTTATCGTTGAATGTGGCGAGAAGAAGTTACGAAAATGGTTAGACGCAGTTCAGTTAGTTGAACGACAAGACCCTGATATAAAGGATAAGAAGGGAACCCAACCTGCGGCATATTATGCGAAGGACGCGACAGGTAAGGATATGGCAAAGTCTACCAAATCGAAACGCGACGCCCACTTTAAGAAAGGACAGGCAATGGATGACGATAATCCAAATGCCTACAAACCTGCTCCGGGTGACAAATCAGCGAAGACGAAACCAAGTAAGTATACCAAAGAATATGAAAAGATGTTCGGAGAGAACGCAGGGGAAATAGGCACAGACAAACTAAAAAAGAAATACACAGACGAAACACCACTAGAAGAACTTTTTGGAAGGCATATAGACCTATCGGGTCGTCCTTTCCTATCAAACTTTGATGGTGTTGTCAACGGAGATATTCACAGAAAGATTATTCGTAGGTGGGTAAAAGATGTTGCGAGAAAGAAGTTTGATGTTACTCAAGCACAAAAACATTTAACCGACCTCGTTAGACTCATAGGTGGTGATATGAGTAGCGTTCAAAAAACACTATTTAAAATCTTTGATAGGAAAGGATTGCCTGCGCGTCTTGACTATCGTAAAACAAAAACATTTATGAAGTCAGATGTAACAGTCAATAAAAAAGACCTAGCAAAGAGAATAACAGAAGCAAGAAGTAGAAGGTTGAAGAAATGACATCTAGTTTCAAAGAATTTATTACCGAAGCAGACGAAGCACTCAAGAAAAAAAGTGAAAAGTCTGGAATATCTTATGGCGTTTTGAAGAAGGTTTATGATAGAGGAGTTGCCGCGTGGAGGACAGGACATCGTCCAGGAACCAACCCTCAACAATGGGGATACGCAAGAGTAAATGCATTCATAGTCAAAAAGAAAAAGGGTGGTCTGAACCACGATAAGGATTTAGCGTAATGAAAAAGTTCAAAGAAATAAGAAAAATAAAAGAAGATGTAAACGAAAGTCTCGGAAAGGCTGCAGCGATTGGGGGTGCTATTGGAGCACTAGCTGGAGCTTCTGGAAAAAATAAAACTCTTGGACAAAGAGTTGTAGGAGGACTTGCCGGAGCAGGACTTGGAGCTGCTGGTGGTGCTGCAATTAACAAAGGTATAGGTGCTATGGCAGCAAAAAAAGCAGCAGGTGCTGCTTCAGCAATAACGAAACCTATTTCATCACTTGCAGCAGATAAAGATGCAGATAAGAAAAAGAAACTACTTCTTGGAAAAAATAAAGATGAACTGACACCTAAGCAAAAGTTGACATTTGACGTTTTAATGAAGAAGTTAGATGGCGGTAAAGAGCACATGAAGTTCAAACGCATGGCAAAGAACCCTGTTCAGGGTGACGACATGTTCCACGGATATGTCAAAGACCTTGCAAAGAAAACAATAAAAGAAAACGTCAAGATATCTTTCCATAGTAAGGGTGCGAAAACTAAGTGGATGAAGAAACAAGCAGTTGCTTCAAAGGAAATTATAAATCAAACACCTACAAGTGTTGAGTTACCTTCTAGATGGAAAGACTTGTCAAAGAAAAAAGACCACGACGAAATCTTCTCAGTTGTAATGGAAGATGATAAGAAAAAAGACGATAAGAAGAAAGATAAAGTTAAATTAAAGGACAGACTTGATAAAGTAACGAAACATGAGTTTACTCCTTTACAAAAGGCAGGTTTAGGGACTGCTCTTATTTCTCTTGGTGCTGGAACTACAGCACAAAATATTGTTAGCGCAAATGAATCCGCTTCTGTAGTTAAAATGGCAGCAAAACAAGCAACGGTCAAAAGTAGGAAACACAAAAACAAAAAGAACGAAATAAAAAGAAAAAACTCTATTGAAGAATTGGCTTTTATTCCAGTGGGTTTAGGTATGGTTGGCCGTTACGCAGCTACAAAGGGTGCTCAATTAGCGGCAACTAGGGGTGGCGCTGCAGCTTTGAAATATGGTAATAAAGTGAAAAGCGGAGCAACTAAAGTGAAAAGCGGAGCAACTAATTTTGCTAATAAAAGCACTAATATTTCAAGACCCTTAGCAAAAAATAAGGATGGTACCAGAAAGAAATTTACTAGGGGAGCTCTAGCAGGGGGTGCCGTGGGTGTAGCTGGTAATGTAGACCACGTGAGAGTATATGGAAAAAATGATAAATTGAAATCACAATTGGCCGCTAAAAATGGTATACGAGCAGAAAGCGCAGATGTTGATGAGGCATCTGCCTATGCTGACGCAAGACGCGCATTTAAGAAAGACGATAAAAGAGGTCTCGCTCCTCTTAAGAGAGATACTGATAATAGCGCAAGCGACTCAGATAAAAAAGCAGCGAATAAAAATATTATAATGCAACTTAGGAAAGCAGCAGACTTACCTAATGGAGCAGAAGTAATATTCCCATCTGGTACGAAAAAAGTTGACCGAAGAACTGCTCAACAAATGTTAGTAAAGTTTAATTCTTTGAAGAAGTCTTTTGAAAAAGATAAGTTTCAGAAATCTATCAAGTCTCTTGCTGATGTAAAGAAGATATTAGGTAGATAGTTGTTGAAGTTTACGGAACATACGAACTGCGGTACATCTGATTGTTGTAATCAATGTTCTTCTTTGATTGAGGATAACTGGTATCGTGTAGGTTCCGAGAAGTACTATGAGTATTTCCGTGAAGCACGAGACAAGTATTATAAAGGTGAACTTCAAATAGAAGGTAATGACCTTGAGATAATCGAGAGTAACCTTGGTGAGTTTGCTAAGTTCAATGGAGATAATGTCGCGTTAGATTGTATCTTTGAGGAGGAACAACCTGAACTCAATAAACCGAAACGCGGTGGAACAAAGAAGTACTATGTATATGTCAAAGACCCTACGACAGGTAATATTAAAAAGATTTCGTGGGGAGACACTACAGGATTAAAGGTAAAACTGAATGACCCTGCCGCACGTAAGTCCTTTGTTGCACGACATAAGTGTGATCAAAAGAACGATAAGATGACCGCAGGGTACTGGGCATGTAGACTACCTCGTTATGCAAAACAACTAGGATTATCTGGGGGCGGAAACTTCTTTTGGTAAATCCTTATTTTGATAATAATAATGTAAGAACTTTCTCTAAGGAAGTTGACGAACTTGATTTAATATGGCATCGTGATAGAGAGGATAGAAGGATTGTGGTTGAGTCTGGTAACGGATGGAAACTACAAAAGGACAATCAACTTCCTATCGTTATGGAACAGAATAAAGAATACAATATAAAGGCGATGGAGTATCATCGTATAATAAAAGGGTGCGATGATTTAATTATTCGCATTTTTAAAGAGTAGAATAAGTATAAATAGAAGTAGATATATTTCTACACCATATGGGAAACTGATAAAATGGCAGACACACAAAAAGAAAGATTAGACCGTATAGAGTTTAAACTTGACCAGATGGCGGAAGTCATGGTCAGTCTCGCGCGGGTAGAAGAGAAGTTGCAGGCAAGTGAAGAAGTTCGCTCAAATGCCGTAGAGAGAATGAATAAGTTCTCTGTGAAACTCGACGAAATAGAGAAGGTCTGTGATAGTAATCACGGAACAATAAAGGTTATAAATAAAGTAGTATGGTTGATAAGTGCGACAATAATTGCAGGAACTGTCAATGTAATTTGGATGTAATAGGGAGATACTAATGAAAACATCTGACATAAAAAATCTTGGTAATGCGTATCGTTCTATATACGAAGCGAAAGATGATAAAGAATTCAAACCTCATATGATGTATGACCCTGAGACAGGGGAAGCTCATAAGGCAGAGAAACCTGAAGACCATGAGCGTATGAAGAAAATGGGTTATACTCACGAGAAACCTGAAGAGTTAGATGAAGCAGGTAGATTTTCTACTGCAGGAAGAGCTGATTCACTAGAGAAAAAAGCTGATAAAATAGAAAAGAAGTTTGGCGATAAAGAAAGAATTAGAGTCGCAAAAGATAGAATTAGAGGCGCAAAGGCGAAACATAAAGCTGGTATTGCAAGTAGAAAAGCAGCTAAGAAACCTAGTGTCAGTAGTACACCAAAACCTGCTGCAGAACCTGAAGCAACAACTGAAACTGTTGGGCAGGGTATTTTGACTGGTAAGGTTCTTGGTAAGGGGATAAAATTTGCGACTGCAGCAGCTGGTGCTGGAGCTGCAGGTTATGCTGCTGGTAAGAAATCTAATAATAGAAAGGTTACTGTAATCCATAAGAGTAAGGTTAAAAAAGAAGAAGCAGAAGTTAATGAGAGCCTATTAAAAAAAGTTGGTGTAATTGGAGCACCAGCTGCTGCAGTTGGAGCGGCTGTAGGAGTAGCAAAGAACGTTAACGCTAAACGTAAAGAAAAAAATCTGATTAAAAAAGCAAGAGCTTATAACGATTTACATTATGGAGAAGATAAAGAAGTTGAAGAGAATATTGGAAGAGTGCGTAACCTAGTTAAAGGTGCGACACGTTATGTTGACCCTTCAGGAATTGTAACAGATAAAGGTATAGATGCCGTAAAGAAAGGCGCAAAACTCAGTAAGAAAGCTGGTAAGAAAGCTGCTAAAGTTGGTGTTCAAGGAGCAGCTGCTGTTACAGGTTATAATGCGGTAAAGGAAACTAAGTCACCACGTCAAATGATTGACCCAAAGAAAGATGTTATGGTCGTCAAGAATAATAAAGTGATTGTGATTGACAAGTCCAAAGAAGCAGAGTATCTCAAAAAAGGTTGGGGTCTTGCAGAACAGATAGATGAAGCAATGTTAAGACTAAAATTTGGTAAAAGACTTAAAGTCGGAGATACAGTTTATTGTATAAGTAATGGCGAAGAAGGTACAATAACAAAGATAATAGGAAAACATGATAGGGACTCTGGTAATTTCGAAGTAAAACTAAAGAAAAGTGGTAAAGTGATGAAAAAGTCTTTAGACCAATTATCTCACGACGATAAAATGGATGATGTTTATGAAGAAGTATCTCCTGTAATGTCTCCAACACAAGAACTAAACGAACTCAAAAAAAGAGTTGGTAAAGTAATTAAACCTGTGACAAACCTTGTTAAAAAAGGTGATGAGAAAGCTATGGCTCTTGCAAAAAAGTATAATAGGGTGGGTGACTACAAAGACTTTAAGCAACATATTTCTCCAGGAGCAGCAGTTGCTGACGTTGCAAAAAATGCGGTAGCAGGTACTGCAATTTATCAGTATGCTAAACATAACAAAAATAAAGCTGAGAAAAAAGCGAAGAAAGTAGCACAAGACACTGCAAATAAAGTATCAGATAAAGTTACAGATTTTGGTGACGATATAACTAAGGGTGTAAAGGCAAGAATGGATACTATGAAACCTTCTACTAAAAAAGAATCAGTTTCTGAAGGAAGACGCGGAGCAGTAGCTGGAGGTCTTGCTGGAGGTCTTGCAGGTCAAAAACTTGGAGGTGGTGTATCTAGAATTGCGGGTGGAGCAGCTTTAGGTGCTATTGCTGGTAGTATGACACAAGACGAACTTAGAAAAAGAAAAGTGGCAAAGAAAGCTGCTGAATTAAGAACCCTAACAAAGAAAGAAAGTACTGAAATGACTGAAGGTGATGTAAAAGACCTTGCAATGAAAATCGATAAGATTGTTGCTAAAATGAACAAGGATAGTAAACTCAAACCATTCGCTAAGAAGTTCGCTTCAATGGCAATGGATACAATGGACATAGAAAAGTCTCTTGAGAAAGCACTACCAAGTTCTATATCTGGAGCTAAAATAATTGGTCTGCTCGAAAAGAAACAGAATGAGGCACTTGACCCTGTTGACGATAAAGAAGTCGATAAGAAGTTCAAAGACCGTAAGGACAAAGACATCGACAACGATGGTGATGTTGATAGTTCTGACGAGTACTTACACAATCGTCGTGCCAAGGTTGATGACGCAATCGATTCTAAGAAAAAAGAAAAGAAAGATACTCCAGAAATATCTAAGATAGGTGAAGAGTTCGTTAATTTCTTAGAATCAGCACTTACTCATGAACCTATGGATTCAAAAGAGTCTCCAAAAGGTAAAGAGTTTATCGCGAAACATAAGAAGTCTGATAAAGACCTTGAGGATAAAGAAGAAGAAGCAGAAGAGCAAACTCCTAAGGCAGGAAAAGTTACCAAAGAGAAATCTGGTAAACGTTCTATAGATAGTCCTGTAGGAGATAAAAATATCGTTAAATCAACTGAAGCGCCTATAAAAGAAGATGCTGATAATATAGAAGAGGGTTTGTTAGGAGGATTAGCTGGTTATGGTATTGGTGCTGCTATTGGCAAAAAATATGGTGTAAGTAAAATGGCTTCTGGTTTGGCTGGTGCAGTGGTTGGTAGTGCTGCTCAAAAAGCTTTGAAGAAAAAAGCAGCTGCTGTTGGTCAAAGACCTGTTATCATAAGACAACAAGTAGAAAACGAAAGCGTATCTCTTGTAGACCAAGCGCGTGCTCATCTCGCTGGAGAAAAAAACCCAGAACTATTTGGAAAACCTCCGGCACCGAAAAAGGTGACTAATCCTTATGACGCTAGAACAAAAGAAGCGAAAAAATTCATGCAACGTATGGATAAAAGAAGAGGAGTAAAACGTGATTAGAATTATAGGTACAGAAACTGCATGCGGAACTACATCTGGTGCAGCATCTAATTTCAATAAAACTAAAGCGGTTAGACTATTTAACAGTGGAACCGCAGTTCATTTAGTTACTCTTGAAAAAGCAGATGGTACTGATATAGGTACAATCTCACTTAACGCAAAGGCATCTGTTGTCTTACGTAAATCATCTACTGATAAAATCTTTGCTGCGAATGTCGCAGTACTAGGTGCGGCAGTAGCGTTTCATTATTAAACAAAGAAAGAAAAATTATGAGTAAAATACAAACACCTGCATGGTGTGAACATGCAATACCAACGTACAGAGGATGGGAAGACCCACAAACAGGAGAACTATTTGTATCTAGCGGTTTTACACCAGAACAAATAGCAGAATGGCATGGTCACCTACCTGAACCCACTTCACCTCCACCTTCACTAGAAGAAAGACGTTCTGCCGCAGGTCTTCCAGAAATGTTAACCGAAGCTCCTGCTAATAATGTTTCATTAGAAAAGATGACAAAAGTTCAGTTAGAATCATTAGGTAGACAACATGGTGTTGAACTTGACAGAAGAAAGAATAAGAAAAGTTTGATAGCAACAATGAAGGGGTTATTAAACGAATAAGTAAAGGTATAACTTTTACTTGGATATATAATGCAACTGACTAAAGACAATATTATACTCTATGCTGCGAAGAATTATCATAATCCTAAGTGTATAGACAGTGAAGATTTCTTTTCAGACTTAAAAAGATTTAAGTATATCAAAAGACTTCTTATCCGATATAGGAATACAGGTGAGATATCTGAGAGATTGATATTAAATCATCTTATTGTTATATTTAATGTGTTTGGGTATAAGGCTGGTTTGAATATGTTAGAACTAAGAATAGAAAAGGAACATTGGACTGTACTAAAACCATTTCTAATCTTTCTGAAGGCAATAAGGAACGATGCATACACTAACATTCATATGGATAAGAATGTTGTTATGAAACTAAGAGAGATTTAAATGGGAATATTAAAGAGTGCGGCAGACCTCGTATATACAATCCGCTTTCTAAAAATGCTCGTTACACCTTTCGAAAAGATGGGTGCATTTGAAGCAGGTATTATTGACAAAAACGGAAACAAACTTGTTAATAAAGGTTCTTCTTGGTTTAATACTGTTGCCAATCGTGAAGCATATTCTAAACACTACACTTCATTCATTAGATTAGTTATCAATCTTAAAAAACTTATGGCAAAAATTCCAGGAGGACAATCTATTGTTGCGCGTTATGGTGCGGCACTACTTCTTATCAAAGAACACGGTAATCTTTCTGACAAACAAATCAATATGATACACGAAGAAACAGGTATCGATATTCTAGATTGTCTTGTAGAAACAACTCAATGGTATATGCTAGAAGGTAAAGAGTTATCTCAGGGGTTATATCGTTCTAGATTTGATAATGTAATCACTACAGGAGAAGAGGTTGTATTTAGAGGCGATAAGATACGTGTAGTTGAAGGATGTGCATTACCTATTGATAGCGTATTAGGTATAGACATATATGAAGGTATACACCTGAATTCAGGTCATAAGATATACTTTTCAACAGGAGAAATAGAGAAGTGATAAGTTTTTGGGATGAATACGAAGGTAATATAACAAAAGAGTTTAAATCTCTTGGTTTAAATTTTTTAAAAGGAAAATATATACAGAGAGCGCTTTCTCCAAATAATTTATCTTACGTTGAAAAGGCAATGAACAAATTTAAAGATGACCCACATTTAGATAAACTTTCAGAACCTGAAGTTATTATAAACTCAATACCTGAAGGTCAAAAATATTCTATGAACTCTCTTCAGCAGTTCAGTTATATAAAAGAACTTGAGAAACACATTGATTTAAAAGAAGTAAATCACGTTACTGACTTTGGTGCAGGATATGGAAACTTTTGTCGTATATGGCATGAGGTCTTAGATTATAAAGGCACTTATACTTCGGTTGACCTACCTACAATGCATAAAATACAAAAACTTTTTTTAGATTTTGATATAGAGTATAAAAATTGGAAAGACAATTTAACTCCACCAAGCAAATCTTTGTTTGTTGCTACATTTAGTATTTCTGAGTGTTCAATGGAAATAAGAGATAAGGTTGAAAAAGATATACAGAAACACGATTATATTTTTATAATACATAATAAAGAATTTGATGGTATAAATAATATAGAGTGGTGTGAACAATTAATAAAGAGATTAAATAATTACGACACAAAATACTTCTTTGAGGATATTAGTAAGAAGTGGTGGTTAATAGGGAAAAGAAAATGAAAAAATTTAAACAATTCTTAGAGTCAAAAGTAGATGAAACGACAGGAACGAGTGCGGTAGCCGGAGCAGGAGATGACTCCGAAACTGTACCTGTACATATGAAGAAAAAGAAAAAGAAAAAAGTCTTAAAGAAGTACGAAAGTGCTATTGAGGAATCTGATGCTAATTGGGCAAAGTCTCTTGAAAAAATTAACAAACAGAAACAACTAGATAATATCTCTGACAAAGATAAAGAAACGCTTATGAAAATTGCTGCTTTATTAGATAAAGAGAAAAAAAGAAGAAGATAGTAAACAAAAATGGAGTAAATAATGCTAAGCGGTATTTTAGGAAGTGCGTTAGGTTTTGGAGGTTCTATTGTTCCTGCAATAACAGACCACTTCAAGACTAAAGCAAACAACAAGTTTGAATTAAAGAAAATGGAAAAGATGGCGGAACTACGTGCCGCTGGTTTTGATCATGAAATGAAAATGTTCGAGACGCAAGCAGCGGACAACGAACATAAGAGATTGATAGAACATGACATATCAATCAATCAGGGTGTAGGACTTATTGCAGGATTGCAG